ATAAAGATAATAAATAATAATATAAAGATAATAAATAATAATATAAAGATAATAAATAATAATATAAAGATAATTTTATATCTATATATAATATAAAGATGGATACTGAAACCAATTTGATGATTGACACTATTGTAAATCAAATAATTGATGATGAAATAAAAGAACCAACAAAACGCACATATATGCGGGAATATAAGAGAAAACAATATCAAAAAAATGGGGAACTAATGAGGGATAAGAACAAAGCATATTACTACAAACATAAGTTTAATCTCAATAGTGATGATATGAAACATTATGATCTACTTCTTCCACTTGTTTCTAAAATACGAAAAGGTTTAGATGATTTAAAAGAAAAAAATCCAGAGTTTTTGAAGGAAATTATAGAAATGTACAAAGAATAAAAGATTTAGGAATTTCATTTAAATGAAAATTAATATTGTTAAATACTTTAAACAATTAGATAAAAATTATACAAATTATTATCTAAATCTAATATATAAATGGAACAACCTGAAGAACACATTTTCCCATCTGTAGAGAACATTGTACCTATTGAGTTTCCTACTGATGAAACAATTAAAGAAAAGGAAATTGAATTAGTAATAGAACAACCTGAAGAACAAAATTTTCCAACTGTAGAGAACATTGTACCTATTGATTTACCTACTGATGAAACTACAAAAGAAAAAGACATTCAATTATTAAAGTACAAAGCCCAGAAAGTCAAAGTGATTGCATTAGATCTATTACATAAACCTGTATTTAGTAATCCTTCTCAATTTACAAATAGAGAAAAGGAGAAATTATTAAGAGTAATGACAGAATGGTTTGATAAAACAGATGAAATTGTTAATCAAACTTTCAATGAAATAGTTTTAGACAAAATTGATACTGAATATGACAAAATTTATATTGATCCTAAAGATATTACATATGCACCAGATCCAGAATTTCACAGAAATCTACCCCCTATGGATATTGCTGGGAACACAATTAAAACTTCAAATTAAATACTATTAAAATACTTTGAATTTTTTTATATAACTATAATATATAACAAAATGAGTGGGCAGCCCAATAGAACTCCGCTTGATGCCGCAAAGTTTAGAGAAGCTTATATGAGTAATCTCAAGCTACGCATAGCTTTAGATGATAAAAATCTCCAGGCGAATAAGATTTATAAAAGAACTGGGCAATTACCAGTAGAACCAAGTGATTTTAGGACATTAGAAGAAAAACTTAAGGATGTGTTAACATTAAGGCGAGATGTTAGAAGCCAATTAGGAAAGATTACTGATGGAACAAATGCTAATAAAATATCAGTTGAATTATCCCCTCCCGAATTAGTTTTTTATTATCAACAATCGCCAACAATTAATCAATTGATTAAAGAACGATATTCTAAAGGTGTTCTTGCTGATATTTTTATTGGATTTTTACAAAAATATATGGCGGATACATTAGCAAATAAGGGCGTAGCATCTGGATTACAACAAGTTTCTGGAGCAAATCTTTTATTGAGTGGTGAAAATATTGCAAGAGGATTAGCAACACAACCCGATTATCTTGGTTTATTGGAAACTTATATGAATACTGGTATTAATATAGCCAGAGCTATCACAGAAATAATTGATGTACTACCCCCTAATGATTTATTTTCCCAAATCAATGCTATTGCTAATGAAAATGAGAAATTTATTTTACTTGAAGAAGCGAATAATTATTTAAAAGATTTACCCTCTAAAAATGAAATATTGGCAAAAATAAGAGAAGTTCAACGATTAAAAAATATTAGAGATGTGTCTGGATTAAGAGGTGAAACTGACCGAGTTATCCAATTAATTACACCATCAAACGATACCAAAATGCAAAGAGCGAATATTCTACAAGCATTAAGTAGACCTTCTGCTGAAGTATTCCCAGAAAAAAAGGAAGAAATGGAAGGAATGGAAGGAATGGAAGGATATACTGAATTAGGAGGTGGAGATGAATTAGGAGGTGGAGAAGATATTTTTGATGAAATCCCCCCCCCTTCTACTCCTGTATCATCAAGTCAAATAGATGCAGCTTCATTAATAAAAACACTATATAATATTGAGGATTTATATAATACCAATCTTTATAATAAAGATCAACTTATAGCAATATTTAATTATATTGATGATAGACAAATGTCGCAACCAGACCCTATTGATGTATACGGAAAAAAGAATGGTATTCTTGGAATATCCCGAAGTGCATTTGCAAGACTGTCTTTAAAAGAACAACGAAGAATTCTAATATCATTAGACGAAAATAGTAAAGATAATTTATTTTTTGCGATACGCCGTCTGGGTGGTACTTTAAAGGGAATGGGTTTAAAAAATAATTTTGTTATGACTGGTAAAGGCATTGTTGTTCCCCAAAAACTAAAGAGATATGATGTTATTAAATCAACTGATATTGATACTACTATGGGACTTGGAAAACCGCCAAGATATATACCATTTGGACGGTATCTTATCAATAGAAATAGATTACAAGATGGTGTTGTATCTATAAAAAGACCCAGTGGAGGTGCTATTACGGAATTTCCATCACAACGAGTATCAAGTTCTTTGGCTGATGTATTGAAAAAGATTGTAGGTAGAGGTATCCCCGCTTTTGAAGATTTAGAAACATTAGGCGAAGAAGAAAAAGCATATTTACATAAACTTGCAACACAAAGTCAAATTATAGATAGATTAAGCATACCCACTCCAAAGAAGGGCGATGTAGATAAAGATCTCAATCGTTTTGAGATATTAAAAGGGCAAATAACAAGTGGTAATGATAATAAAGAATTGATAAAAGAGTTCAAACTTTTGATAATGAAATTGAGTAGTATGAAAATAATTCCAAAAACTCAAGCAAGAGATATTTTATTTGATATAACAAGTATGGGATTTTAAATAATCTATAGTGTATATATATAAAATGAACGGTGGTTTTTTTCCAAATGTAGTTAATCCAAGATTAAGACCTCAAACCCAAAGCGAAGAATTCCAAACTCCATTCTTTTTTGGAGGAAGTCAAACTCCAAATGCTTTATCTATGAGTGGATCTGGCTTTAAAAAAACTGGTGTTTTTGTAGGTAGTGGCCTTAAAAAAAGTGGTGTCTATGTAAGTGGCTGTGGTATGCTTGGACATATTCCAAATGCTTATGGTAAAGTTGGTTCTGGATCTTTTAAAGGGTTAATATATAAACCTTATACTGGAATGAATAAATAATATAGATTATCATTTAAGAAGAATATATATATTTTTTCATACTATTTTTTATCTGTATTATAATATATAGATATGCGAACAATTGTGCTAAATACTTCTAATTTAGTAAATGATGGGCAGAATAATAAATTGGTTTATTCATTTCCAGGTTCAGTTGTATTCAAAGATAGTTATGTTGCTTTATCACAAATTAATATGTACTATTCTTGGTACAACATAAGCACATTATTACAAAATAACATTTTGCAATATACTTGGGTGGTTGGTGCTTTAACATCCACTATTACAATCATTATTCCAGACGGGTTATATGAAGTAGAAACTTTAAATGAATTGCTCCAGTTCGTTATGATAACCAATGGGCATTATTTAATTGATAGTGCTGGTATGAATGTTTACTATGCGGAATTATTAGTCAATCCATCCAGATATGCTGTCCAAATCAATACATTTCTATTTCCAACTGCATTACCCGCTGGATTTACTGCCCCTGCTACTTTTCCAGGATTTCCGCTTCTAACATTTAATCCTCAAATAATCACTCCTTTTGCTGTCAATGAACTTTTAGGTTTTGCTGTTGGGTTTACTACTGATGCAAATACCAGTAATTTGTTTGTACCTCCACCAAATCAAAATTTAATATCAAAATTAGCGAATGGAACACTCTCATATTTAAGTTCAGTTGCTCCCAATGTTCAGCCAAATTCATCTATTTTAGTAGCAGTTTCTAACATTGATAATCAATATGCTAATCCAAGTTCAATCCTTTATTCTGTTGTGCCATCAGTAGGATTTGGGCAGTTAATCAGTGAAAAACCGCCTCAATATGCTTTTAATAAGTTGATTGATGGAACATATAATCAAATTCGTATGACCTTTTTAGGAACAAATTTGCAACCTATTAAAATTAATGACCCTAATATGACTATTATTTTAGTGTTTAAAGACAAAAATGAAGTAGTATAATTATTTTCTATGCTTAATTATATAGAATGAATAGCGATATGAACGAGCAATATTTTAATAGAAGTTATGATGAGTACCAGAAGGAACAGATGAAATTGATGAATGATTTAAAAAATGATACACAGATGGAAGATAAAGATATTCAAAAACAATTAACATTGTTAAATACTATTACTATTTCAATATTGAGATTTAGGAATTTAAGGAAAATTATTCAAGAAAAAAAAAATAAATAACTATAGTATATAGATGATGAGAACAACAAAGGTTTACATTCCTCAATCCAATTATATGGGATTAACCCGACATACAAGAGGTAATATTAGTGGTAAAGGTGCATCTCCACTTCTATTAGATGGTGGATTAGGCGGTGGAAATAGTTATTCTTCTATTGATGATTATATTTCTACAACTGGACGAAACCCTTTAAAAATGGCTGGAAATGGTTTTTTAGGAAAATCTTTTACTGATAAACTTTCAAAATTGAATATAGGAAAAATGCCTATTTCCAGAAAACCCAAGAATATCAATTTTTCACTATAAGAATATTTAGTCATTTTTAAGTTAAAAAATTTGAATATAATTTTATTCAAATTTTTTTTATCTAACTATTATTATATATAATGTCTTGCGATAAACTTGTCTTTGATCTATCTCAAGAAGTAGAAGGTTCTCCAACGGTGTTCATAAAAAAGGACTTCCTCAATATTTTGGACAACCAGAATGGCCAGTACTCGTCAAATCAGTCGGTTATCGACACATCGCAGCTAACAAACTCCAATAAGTATATGTCGTATCGGGAAGCATATTTAGCAATGCCGATGCTTCTATCTTTAGGGACAACAACACTGGCTACAGCTGGTAATTTTGCCCCTACTGTTGCTGCTACTTCAGCTGATTATGCTATTGGGCTTAAAAATTGGTTCGGGCAAATTGTTCATTCTATAACGTTGGACTACAACGGAACGACAATAATTCAGCAAACGCCGTATTGTAATATGTGGAACTCATTTAATCTTATGACATCTTTTTCTTGGAACGATGTGTATACTACTGGCGCATCAATCGGGTTTTTCCCAGATGATCCCCTTACGTTTAGTTTTCAAGGTGCTGCTTCAACTTCAGGGCAAGGAACTTGCAATAATTCCAATCTTTTGATTGCTTCTCCAGTTGTAGCTGGTGCTTTCAATGCTTTTAGCAGAGGACAAGGCAATGAAGGTTTTGTCAAGCGTTCTCAATACATCAACTTTGATCCCGCTGGTGTTAGTGGTTCTGGAACTTATGCTGATTTTTTCTCTTCTAATGCTTGTAATAATATGTGGAAATCATATGTATCTTCAAAAGTCTTGGGTGTTAATGCTGTTTCACAAGGTTCATTTCAAATTTCCATTATGGCAGTTATTTATCTTAAACATCTCCATTCATTTTTCAACAATGTTCCCCTTATTAAAGGCGCATATATGAAGTTAACATTGAATTTGAATAATACTTCAGTGGCATTTACTTCTACTGCTGCTACTGGTGTTCTAACTATTAATAGTGTTTCCAATGCTGTTGGTGGTGTTTGTCCTTTGATGATTGCTTCTGCTGTTGCTGGTAATGGTGGTGCTGTTTTCACAGCTGCTACTGCTACATCTTATATTGCCAATCTTTCTGTTGGTGCTGTTTGTCTTGATCCTACTCTTTCAACATTCGTACAGGCTGGTGCACTTTCTCGTAATATTTATTTATACGTTCCGGCATACACATTTTCTCCGCCATTTGAAGATGCATACATTTCCAGTCCTATTAAGCAAATTAAATACACTGATATTTACCAGTATCAAATTACCAATATTGCGGCATCAACAGGGCAAATCAATCAACTTATCACAAACGGTATAGCAAATATCAAGTCAGTATTATTGGTTGCATTCTATTCTACACTTGCGGGAGCTGCTAACACTGGTTTACCTGTTGGGCTTCCAGTATTCCAGAGCCCCTTTGATACAGCTGGCTGCTGTGCGCAGTCTCCAATGGTTCAACTCAATAACTTTAATGTAGTTGTAAGCGGCCAGAACATAATTTACAATACCCAAAACCGAATTTACGAGCAGTACCAAGATCAATTCTATGGCGTCAATGCTGTCAACGGTGGTATGACGTCTGGTTTGACGTCTGGTTTGATTAATAGATTGGGATTTGATATGATTTATGGTTCTTATTATGTTGATGTATCAAGAATGTTGCCCGTTGAGGCTTCTGTACCGAAGTCAGTCCAAATCATTGGAACAAATCAATCTACAAAGGCTATTGATCTATATGTGTTTGTGGAGTACGGTGTGGATTTGAGCATAGAAATTTTGACCGGTGTAAGAGTTTAAGCATAACTTTTCAAACTATTATTTTTTTATATGATATATTATAATTTTTTCAATTATAATCTATTTAGGCATTATATTTGGTTAAGCAAATTCCATTATTTTTTTATCTAATATAAGTATATAAATGATGAGAATAAGAGGAACAGGAACGCCTTTGATGGATCAACAGTTTAGTGTAAATGAAGCTGGAAATTTTTTTAGAAAAGATGTACCCAAAATGTTTGGCAGGGGAACAAGGTTGTTAGACCAGAAGTTCAGTGTCAATGAAGCAGGGGATTTTTTCAAGAAGGATGTTCCAAAACTATTCGGCAGAGGAACAAGGTTGTTAGACCAGAAGTTCAGTGTCAATGAAGCAGGCGACTTTTTCAAGAAAGATGTTCCAAAACTATTCGGCAGGGGAACAAGGTTGTTAGACCAGAAGTTCAGTGTCAATGAAGCAGGCGACTTTTTCAAGAATGATGTTGGAAAACTTTTTGGCAGGGGAATTGTTGAGGTAGGTGTATCTCCAAAGCAATTAAGCAAATTGCGAAATGGCCATAGAGTAAGAGTTAAGAAACCTATGTCTGGTGAAGGAGTTTGTCTTATTGTTAACCCAGAAAATTATAGCATTATCACAAGGACTTTTTCAAAAAATAAAGGTGCAGAAATATCTTTAAGTCCAGATGAAATTATGGATAATCTTAATGAAGCCCCTAAAATGGAAGGTAAAGGGATCTTCGGCAAGAAATTTGATAAATTTGTTGAGGATACTATTGGAGAAGAAGCTAAAGATGTGTTGTATAAAGGTGCTGATCTATTGAAAAAACCCGTTAAAAAAGGCATTGATAAATTGGCTGGATTAGCACCCGAAATAGGTGCATCTGCTTTAACTGCTGCAGTATTAGCATTAGGCCAACCTGAATTAGTACCCGCTGCTGGATTACTTGGTTCTAAACTTGGTAAGATGGTTGGACAACGAGGTGCTAATCTTGCAAAGGATTATTTAGACAGACCATCATATTATCAAGAACAGGTAGGCATTGGAGGATCTAAAAGACGAATGTCTACATCTATGATTGATGAATTAAATAGAACTCAAGGAACAAATATGGGCTATATGGAAAGGGCTGCATTAGGCGAAGCTCAAGCATCCAGACAACGAGCTAATATGATGCGACAAATACAAGAAGATAAGTTTAAGCGATTGTATCCTAATTCAAACATTAGCGAAGCTGAAATAGATCAAGTATTTGATGCTATACCATCTGGAGAAGGACTTTATGCCGGAACTGGATTATATGCCCAATCAAGAGGAAGAGGAAGTTGTAGTATGCGGGGAGTTGGGATAATGAACCGTAATTCAAAACATTTAATTTCTGGCCAAGGAACAAGAGTGCAACCCCAAGCATTAATGTCTCAACCCTATTCTGCGAATTTTCAGTTTAGACATACCCTACCTCCTGCTTATCAAATGGTTGGCGAAGGACTTTATGCATAAAATAATTAAAATATATATGTAAATTAATTATCTAATCATTATATATATATGAGTTTAACCGATGTACAATTAAAGCTTTTAGCAAAAGCAATGGATTTTCCCCTTGCTGGTGTTTATTTTAAAGATGAATTACCATCTAAATTAGAGTTCAACAAAGCATACATAGTTAATATTGAAGACGCTGAAGATGAAAATGGAAATGATAATGGCGGGACACATTGGACTTGCTTCCAAATCAATAAATATCCTAATGGTAAGGAAGAAGGTATATATTTTGATCCTTACGGTGTTGGGATGCCCCAAGATGTTGAGAAGGCTGTTTTTAAGGCTATTAAAAAGAAAATACCGAATACAACAAAAGATATTCAGTCGCTATTAAATAATGCTTGTGGATATTTTTGCAGCGCATTCTTGCATTTTATTAATTCATCACAGTACCGAAGTAAAGATCTGTATACTGATGTATCAATATTTTTGGATATGTTTGATGATTTGAATAAATCAATAGACTTTAAGAAAAATGAATATATTTTAAAGCATTTTTTTAGAAATAAGAATGTTGATGAAAGAACCCCAGTTAATATTGATGCGATTGTTGAAGCTGATGCTGGTGATGGTATTGATTTGATGAAAATACCTGTTAATGTAGCAATGATGAAGTAATTGAAATATTATAATAACTATTAGTTTTTATAATATAACTTGTATATAAGAAAAATCATATACTCTTTTGGATGGCTGTCTCCCTGGCGCCGCTGCCACCCCTTTTTGCAAAGTGTATATAGATTTTTTTAATTCTATAAATAGTTTTGAAAAAACGGAGACAGTGGCGCCAGGCGCCAAAACCTTTAGAAGAATAAATCATATACTACTTTTTATTTCTTGACATACGTATCTAACATATTACTTGATGACCCCATTTCAATCATCGTATTTTCAATGTCTTGCTTTTGTTTAATAGTATCGCCAAATTTGTCAGTTAAATAAGAATGTCTAATTGCATTTACACCAACTTTTTTGCCATCAAAAATACGATTAAGACGCTGATTTAGTTTAACACTTGATAGTTTATTCATATTGCTATCAAAAAGCAGATAATCAGTAGGATTAATTGCTGACCATTTCTTAATGATATTTTTCAATTGAATTGGAATGTCTACCTCTTGTTTTCCGTATGTTTTTGATGTCTTATATGAATTGAAAATGAACTTATTTTTGTCCATATAATTATCAACTGCAGGATCAACATTTTTGATTTTAAAATCCACAAAATCTTTGCTTCTCCTGGGTTTTATAAAACCAGACCCAAGAACACAAAGTATAATATAATTTTGGATCTGTTGTAAATCACTTTGAGTAATATTCTTCTTTTTCATAATCAAATCCGCATTTTGTTTCAAGTCATTGTAAACTTGTTTAATTTCATCAGTTTCAACCCAAGCTGCTTCTTGTGCAGGTGTCTTAATTTGTTTAGAAATATCCTTATTATAATCTCTTACATCTTCAGCCATTAAATCTCTATAAGGCTTCTTATCTGTGATTATTACTAAAGAACTCAATATAGTTTTTCTTTTATTGGGGGGTACATCTTTTAGGAACTTTAGTACTGGTTCTGTATCATCAAATTTAGTTAAATCAATTTTCTCATCTCCAAAAACTCTAATAAAAAGATTTTTCAAAATAGATGAGTAAGTAGTTAGAGAAGATTTAGAAAGCGAAGGGCGTTTTGCTGAAATGTAATCCTTAAGGTTTTCCATTATATAATTAATGGAGATAATTATTTAGGCGTTTTTAGATAATTGTTTAGATTAAGTTTAGTTTAATTTCCAAATTTTTATATCATTATATAATATAAGAGAAAGAAATGGAAAATCCAACATTAAGAAGTTTTAAGAATGATCTAAAATTTGGGTTAGAAAAAGAGCTTGAAGTTATTGATATTCTCAAACTGAATTTTGATGACGAAGTAGATATTCAAAATACCAAAGATATATATGGAGATGACTATTACATATATGATTATGAAGCGAAATCTGGAACATCTTGGGAATTAAAAGCAAGAAGAATAAGAAAGTATCAATTTCCTACGACAATTGTTCCAGTAAGTAAAATTAGAGATACAGATAAGAAGCAGATATTTGTGTTCAATTTTACTGATGCTTGTTGCAGTATTGAATATAATAAAGCATTATGGGATACTTTTGAAATAAAAGATGTATGCACCCAAAGATTTGGAAAAATGGATTTGCCTAAACCGCATTATCATATACCGATTAAATATTTGGAAGATCTATTAAAAGTGTATACAACTATGTAATTAGTTTATATGATTATTAATATAAAGAAATATTATCTATATATATTATATATATGGATAATTTAGGGAAACTCTTGGACACTATAGAATTTCAAGTTGCAGAAATATTATGGAACTTGCTTGGAGTTGGGTTGATATTAACATTTTTGTACTCAATGATAGAAAACAAAGATCATAATTTTTTAAGAGGAAATTAATACTTTAAACAGAATTATAGGATATTTATATTAATAAATAATATATACTTAAAGATATAGTTATATATAATTATAATATGAATAACACAGAAGATTACGAAGCAGAAGATTTTAATATGAAGTTATACGAAACTAAACAAAAAATTCTAACCTTACCTTTGTTTAACACAATTAAAAAAAGATTGGATAATTATAAATGTATTGATATACCATCAATACAACAAGATGAATTAATGGATAGATTGTTAGCATTGCAATTACATTAAACAATCATTAATAATATGCTTTATTTTTATAATATTTAAACGAAAATTAATACTTTAAACATAAAAATAAAGTATTAAT